CAGCAGCAGACGAGGAGCAATAATTATGCAGGGGCTAATCCATCCGGAGGTAAAATTACCGAGCTGGAGCGAATTAGCGGAGTCTATAGGTATGGATCTCGAGGATTTCCGTATAAAGCCCTTTACGTTTAATCAAATGAGGGCGCTATATGAGTCTGAGAAGCCTTTTAACTTATGGGAGGGCGCTATCCGATCCGGTAAAACATTTCTCTCTTTAGCATGGCTTATAGAAAAGATTTCTACTCTCCCTAGAGGAAACGGTATGCTGCTCGGTCAGACGCCGGAGACAATGGAACGTAACTTTATCAATGATCTTATGGATATTCTAGGCGAGGGTAACTATCACTATGTAAAAGGTAAATATATCGATGTATTTTATACTGACAGACATAGCGGAGAGTATCGCCGTCGCCGCTTGTTTATAGTCGGAGCAAAGAATAAAGACGCTATACGCCGAGTCCGGGGATCTACGCTAATGATTGCCTATATCGATGAGGTTACATTAATCCCTCAAGACGTATTCGATGAGCTAGTAGGGCGACTTTCTTATAAAGAGTCTATTTGTTTATCCACAACTAACCCGGATCATCCTAAACACTGGCTACTGAAAGAATACGTGGAACATCCTAAAAAAATGGAGGACTGGAGCCGTCATAAGTTCACGCTAGATGATAATATAGCTCTATCCGAGGACTACAAAGAGCGGTTAAAGCGTCAATATATGGGGATCCCTGCTCGTTATCAAAGAATGATATTAGGGCGCTGGGTTATTGCGGACGGCGTTATATATCAAGTATTCGATACTAAAAAGCATGTACTCAAAAAGAATAATCTAGGTAAAGCTCGCCGCTATAAAGTTGCATGTGACTATGGGGATCAAAACGCTACAGTATTCTTGCTCATAGGTGAATACCGAGATAAGAAGAATAGAAAAGTATATCTAGTCGAGAAGGAATACTATTACAGCGGACGAGATACAAAGATCTCTAAAACAGTTACTCAATTTGTAGATGATTTCGAGGCATGGCTACCAAAAGACGTTAGGATCTCGGAGATAATTATAGATCCATCAGCTAAAGCCCTAGCCCGAGAGTTTGAAGCTCGCCGCTTTATGGTAACGAAAGCTAAAAACAATGTGCTGGAGGGCATAGGAGAAACCGCTAACCTTATTTATAACGATCAATTCTACGTTATGGATCATTGCACGAATACGATTAATGAGTTTGGTATTTATGTATGGGATCCTAAAGCAGCGGCTCGAGGTGAGGACGCTCCACTAAAAGATAACGATCACTGTTTAGACGCTGCTAGATATTTTGTAATGGACGAGGTGGCATAGAAGCAGCATGAAAAGAAAGTGTGAGTATTATTTCATCAAGATAAAAACAAACGGCAAAATCAAACGGTCAATAACTATAAGCCGCTCACTATTGGACATTGTTCGGAAAAAAGACGGACAATAATTAAATAATGTTTTACCCAGCGCTGGGAGAGGTAGCAAAAAGACGAACATTAGGAGGCTCATTATGGAGTTAAAGGGAGCGAAAACCGAAAAAGGAAGATTAGGCGGAGATTTTGACAGTATGATGTTATGTATGTGTTTTTGGAACAGTGTTAAAAGCCGCTATGATTTCACATGTAATAACGTCGTTATTCACTGGACTACAGGAAAGCGGCGAGAGGATCACGAAACAAGCCTCGAGAAAGAAAAGGCATTAGTTGAGGAGAAGGGCTATAGAGTTTTTATTCACTGATATAATGAGGGAGGCTAGTCCGCTAATGAATTGGTTAATAACATTAGGCGCTATTGTAGCTACTGGATTTATTTTTTATGCTGTTAAATTACAAAATGGTAGAAAGTGAGGCTAAATCATGATTAAGTGGGAACGCTGGGACAAGAGCGTTATAGAAAATGTACATGGTAAAATTTATTACTATCGAGATCTGTACGAGGGTAAACATATGAGTTTATTTCCTCGAGCGGTTAATCTAAAAAATACCGGCGAAATTATCGGAAACCTAAAGGATCTCTCCGAGGGAAACAAATTAGCGGACGGAGTATATAAAGACGGCGTTTATGTTGGGGATCAAGAGCAAGATAGAGTTTCAAAGACGCCTTATATTATTGCTAACGTTTCTAAATTAATCCCGGAGATCCCGGCTATGTTAGTAAGCCGCTCCATAGGTCAAGTATACCCGGCTAATGATATGGAATATACGGACGATATTAGAGAGCTGCAAAAGACTGTTATCGATGAGATCGAGGAGGATAGCAATTTACGTTTTGAACATTATACAAATATCCTCCAGCATCAAATAGACGGAGGACTCGTAGGGATCGTTACTAAAGAGGTGGACGATCTACCGCTAATCGAAATGAAAGCAAGGGATACATATTTCCCTCACTCGGACGGTAGAGGAGCGGATATAGCCCTCGAGGAAGAATACGAGGACGAAAACGGAAAGCTCGAGGAGTATTTACACATTTATAGAGAGCGGATCGAGAGACAGCCCGGACGAGATCCAGTAACTAAAAAGCGTAATTCTAATCTAATCATTGAGCATTTTCTTTATAAGTTGGGAGAGGATCGTAAATTAACCGCTCTATCCCCGGAGGAAACATTAGAGAAGCTAGGATTAGAGGAGCTAAAGACAACATATAACGATAGACGACGAGGCTTTATACATTACTGGGCTAATAACAAAACATTTAACAATGAGCTAGGCGTTTCCGCTATGGATGGACAAGAATCTAAGCAAGAGGAAATAAATTGGACTCTTACTCGAAATGCTATTGTGTTTGAGCGAAACGGTAAACCTCGTATTGCTGTAAATAAAAAGCTTATGACATATCTACGAGATAAAGCATATGACAGAACCGGCGACGATAGCCGTATAGACTCTCGAGATCTTGAGCTTATCGAAATGGACGAGGACGGACGTAGCATAGAAGTATTCCAAATCGATGTAGCTAAAATAGGCTCGCTTGAATGGGTAAAAGATCTAATGAAAATGATGTTCGTAGAGACTCAAACAAGCGAAAAGGCTGTAGATTTCTATATCGATGGGACTAATACAGGAGGAGCCGCTAGCGGTATAGCTAAATTCTATGATCTGTTTACCTCAATCATTAAAGCGGAAAAGCTAGCTAAAGAGTATGTAGCATTCTTACAAGATCTTTATGAGTCCGCTTTATGGATGGAAAGAGAATTAGGAGACTTGCCGGAGCTACCGGTAGATAAGCCGGATATACATTTAACGGATATGATCCCTATTTCTCGTAAAGAATTACTGGAGCAAGAGGCGCTTGCATATGAGAAGAAAATACAATCTCGTTATGAAACAGTTAAAAAGATTAAGCCTAACGACAGCGAGGAAAGTATCGAGGATGAAATCGCACTAATTGAGTCCGAGAATCAGAGTGACGATACTAACGGAATACTAGGAGCTAGGTCTACTCTTACTAATTTACTGGACAATAAAGACGAGCAAGTAACAGAGGATGAGGAAGAAAGTAGCGCAGATCCTAAAATTGATCCGCTAAAAGATAAAGGTAACAAAGCTCCAGTAACTCAATGATATTAACACTAGAGCGATAATGTTACACATGAAACATAGGGATATCTTTAGGGTATCCCTTTTCTTTAGGAGGTTATACTATGGCTCGTAAAACAAAAGAGGAGCAGATTGTAGAAATTGTAGCCGCTGTAGTTGAATCGTTAATAACTGATATCGGTAGTGTAGGAGATATTTTCGATAATGCACAAAAAGCCGGGCTACTCGAGGCTATTCTCATTCGATTAAAGGATCTAGGGATCGTATTAGAGCAATTATTCCCTAAAGCGATAGCAGAGGCATATTCTACAGGGCTAAAGTTCGGAGAGGCTGCACTCGTAACCGCTGGATTAACTGGAGGGACGTTAGTAGCAACAGCTCCCAGTAAATTAATACATGTAGAAGCACTCGACGCCCTCGTATCTAAAGGTATGGGAGATCTAAAAGCAGCTATTCGCACTATGGAGGAAGAAATACCGGAGCGGCTGGAGCAAGTATTAGAGAGTGTACAAAAGGATCTAGGGACTACAATCCTAACCGGCGAGAATAGAAGGAAAGCAACCGCTCGAGTAGCTCATACTTTCGCTAAAGAGGGTTTATATTCATTCATAACAGCGGATAACAAAAAGCTCCCTTTAGATTTCTACGCCGCTACGGTTACAAAGACAAAATTACGAGACGCTCATAATCAAGGATCCGTAAACCGCTATAAAGAGAATGGAGTAGATCTCGTAATAGTGGATAAACACTTTCCAACCTGTAAAACATGCTCACAAAAGCAGGGGATCGTTATTAGTTTATCCGGAAAAACTAAAGGATATGTATCAGCCGAGGAAATCGGACTCCCTCCTTTTCATCCTCATTGCAGACATACGATAAAGCCCTATATTTTACGTGGTAAATCAGCGGAGGAGATCAAACGAGACAAAGCGGTT